CTTGACGGAAGCCGGAGCCATTGGGTCCGGGAACTGTGCATACGACTTTGGCTTATGGTGACCCTTCATTACTTACTGTATTACAGGCAATGTGCAAATATAAACAAAATCACTTAGCGGGCTTGGAGACCCCGCCGGGCGTGTAGGTGTACTTGCGGAAGAATTTTTTACCTGTAAAATCAGCTGGCTTTTTCTTTTGCACAACAGTCTGCGCCGCAAGCAATGCAAGACCCGCGCTAATGGTCAAGTCAAACTTCGTGCGGTTGTCAATACGGTAACCAATCCAATCCTCAAGTGTGCGGTTAAAATACATCCTACCAATCTCTCCTTTCTCATTGATTCCCACATGGTTGTGTATGTAGTCTTCAATCGCTTGTGCATGTGTGTGGATGACATCCTGTGAGTTAGACGGGATGCCTTTCGTTTTGGTTGCAACAGAACCTGCGGTAGTCAGGTGTTGCGGTCTATCCAATAAGTAGCCATCATAACCTCTTGATTCAAAGTATCTTACGATGCCGTACTTATTGTTTTCCACGAGGAGCGGGTAGCCGTAGAACACAGCCGCCATCAGGATGTCTTCGTAGAAGATTTTTGCCATAGGAGGGCGGGAGCAGTACTCTGCAACGAACATGTTAGAGGGGGCCCGCATGTTGAATTTGTTGTAGATGTGACACGCTCCCTTAGAGCCCCTCCCGTCCGTAGTGGCGTCGATGTCGTAAGAGTCAACACCACCACAGCCAATGAGTTTGTTTGGCGCAATGCGTTTGCCCCGTTCGGAAACCTTGAGGTTCCTGAGGTCTGCAGGAGGCATCCATGATACGAACCACCTGCCCTCAGAGCTTGGAACAAACACAACCTCTCCGTCCCTTACGCCTCCTTTCCATGTAAAGTTTCCACGCACCACGGGGTCTGGGTACATGTTCTCGTTGTGGTCAATCTGCTCATAAATCTTTCCGATGTTGAACAGAGAGCCCTCGACGCTATCTCGGAACGCTTCGTCTGTGGTGAAGGGGAACTGACGAACAATCTCATTCATCTCCCGGGCATCATGCCTGAGAGCCTCCCTTTCGTTTTTTAGAAACTCCTTTGCGCCTATCTCTACGGTTTCCCCGTCCAGCGTCTCCACCTCCTGTCCCGGAGTCTCGATGATTGGCTTCCCGTACTTGTCGAAGAATCCCTCTAAGGCTTCGTAAGCCGGAATAAAGATTCTGTACAATCCGGAGGTTGTCCTGCCGTTTTTGTTGCGTTCTTGTGGGTCGGAATCTTTCCAAAGCTCTTTGTATTCCTGACCTCCTTTGTCCATCGGGTTGACTGTGCTGCCCACAAGCGCCTTCCCGATAACACGGCGTCCCACAATCAAGCAAGTCCGTTGTATCCTCCATGCTTCTCTAATGTCTGTTGGTTTCTCCCACTTGCCTGCCTCATCGAGATACAAGATATGCAACTTCTCACCATCGTACGCATTGTTCGTGGTGTTTTTCCAGTTAATGATTGTGTTCAGGGCGTCGCCCTTGACAGAGGTCTTGTTGTTTTTGGTAATCCTTTTAGACGGTTCTCTAAACGCCAACTCCATTCTCGGGTTGGTAGTACCGTCTTGGATGGGCTTAAAGAAGAACGGGTAGGACTTGAAGATAGCTACGACCTTCTTCATGAAGACGTTCTCCTGCGCGTCCTTACCCGTCTTCGACTGGATACCCAAAAGTTTGTCCTTGACCTGTGTGGCTTCATCAACTAGAACGCAGGCGGACATGTTCGTGTACCCTGAGCGACGACACTTGGTATACAGTTGACCAAGGCATCTGGGGTCAGCCTCACACGCGGCCTGATGGATGAAGAGCTTCCGTTGGAAGTCTAGGAAACTAGGATAGCCAATATCTATCTTGCTCCACTGAAGCATCATGTAGTGACGCCCAGTGATGTATGTAGGTTCTCCGTTGTTGTAGAACCAGTAGCCCTCGCGCCTTCTACGGAACTCCTCCTCGATGAAGGGAGAGAACCTCTGGCGAAACTCCTTGGGCATTTCATACCACTCGTCCATGGATTTGATGCGAGCAAGCTCAGATGGCATCTCGCTCCTGTTCCAGCACTGCAAGTGGTTCGGCAGGTCGTGGCCTGCAATCTCTTTCTTCGGTGGTTTCTTTGGCAGACAGATAGGAAGCCCGGAGATGTCAATGACTTCCCCGAGTGTGCCGCGCGGGCAGATGGATACGACTGGTTGGTCGTGCTTCTCTATGTCTACCAGCCCCGTCACTTACTGAATCTTTCTGCAAACCCGCCTGAGTAATCCTTTGCTTCGTCGATAGCTCCGTTTTCGCTTAGGTCCTTGACCATCTGCTCCAGACGCTGCCTTTCGATTAGCAGTTCTTTGCAATCGGTAGCGGTCTGCTTGATGGACTGAAGCTCAGCCTTACGGGCAGCACCGCCTGCCTCTGGGTCGACGGGTCGCTTGACCTCCTCAATCATGTTGTTGATTGCGACAGCCATGCTATCCATCAGCCTGCGAGAAGCCTCGATGGTCTCGAACTTAGGCTTCCTCGACATACATCATCTCTTCTGAGCGCATGCGAAACACGGTGGTGTTGTCCTCCAATCGCATCTCGTAGTCTCGGTTCTTTTTGAACCCAACGATGTCTCCTGCTTTTACGCCCTGAGTAATCATATCCTTGGGGCAGCAGAACACCTTCGCCTTGAGGTGCGTCTTTGGCTTGAGGTCAACCACGATAATCTCACTCTCCTCTGGTTCCTCTTCTTCGAGTGGCTGAAGGAATACCCAGTCCGCAAGCATGTGGAGCTCACCAGTATCCTTGCTTCGGTAAGCAATCGCATGGCAGCCAAGGGTGTTGTCTGGGTCGTACCCTACAATGAACCTGTCTTCGTCGTCTACCTGAATCTTCAAGGCATCAGACATGACTACGTGGTGGTGGAAAAACAGGGTGTCTCCCGGCTTGACATCCACGTCGTACTTGACTGGGGTTGACGTCACCTCACCGTACATGACGCGTCGCTCGAACTCCTTCCACTTAGGGTCGACGTAGAGCGACGTGCCGTTCTCCAGCTCGATGGTGTCGTGATGAGTCTTCTCAAGCTTCACCACGAAGTGATACAGCGCCTTCATTCAAAGTTGCAATCGTATTCAACAATGACCGGGGTGTTCTCCACAGTCTTCCACAGGTAGGACGATTCACTGTCCTGAGTGTAGATGTTGTACCTACGAATGTTGTACTTGAACATAGCGCGGTCATCCTCCTCGATAAGAACAACCTTTCCTGCGCCAGCTTTCATGCCGACGTAGTACGCCATCGCATCCTTCGGATTGGGACCGATGACGATTTTCCTGATTAAATTTTCCATTGTATTAGTTGAGGTTGAAGCCTAGGTCGCCTAGGTCGATGTCATCAATGTCGATGTCATCATCTTCTTCGGTAATCCTTTCGTAAGAGGCCATGATGGCTGAGAACAACTCGGCAAGTTCTTCCGGGCTATCTACATGCCATTTGCTGGCTACCTGCCAAGCGGGACCAATATCTGGGATGTCGTCGACGATGCCGAGCCCAAAGATGTATGCCACCCTTTCGTTTACTTGATACTTCTCGATGACGTCTTCAAGCTGCGCCAAGACGTCTGCTACTTCTGAGATGAAGAGCTCCTTTAGGGTGGGGTCCATGGTTGTCATTATTGTCCGTTGATTACGAGGATGGTTGAAGGGTTGGTAGAGTTTCCGACAAGCTTTCCGCTGACGTGCCATCCGGCGTCGTCGTAGCACGTAAGCTCAAGGAAGCTTCCTACTGCTCCTCCGAGGTTGTCACTATCTTGTTCCAGCGTGAGCTGGTTGTGTGTAGAGACAGCAGCCGATGCGGTTGCACGGGTTACAGTCTGAACAGCAGTCTTGTTTCCAGTCGTAGAGACGTGCGTTATTGCGCCGTAGAAGTAGTCACCCGATGCCGCGTTGATGTTGCACGCGGTGTTCGACCCTACATCCACAAGAATGCGCAAGAACCTGCCTGCAGATGCACTGGGCAGGGTAAGAGTTCCTCCAGCAAGAGTATCACAGTCCAAGAATACGGTAGCTCCTACTTCTGAACTTGCGTTAACCGAAGTGGTGGTAGTTACGTTCAGTGTCTTTCTAGTGTCGTACTTCAGGGTTATCTGAGACCCGCTAGAGCGAAGGGTCATGTTTTGACCCGACTGAAAATTTGCTGTAGACGCGTGCCCGGCTGAATCCGTAATGGTAACGCCGATAGCAGTGCCGGTACCATTTACCGTGGTGCCGTTGCCGGTAGATACCTGAACGGTCTTGAGGTTCGGAAGGGTGCGTGTGCTAATCAATCCGGTAGACGCATCGCGTACTAGGATTTGGTCGCTCGTGGAAGTTGCGGGTGAATCAATCAGAAGATTCGTTACCTTTACCTGAGCTGTAGACACAGACAGTGCCGTATCATTGCCAGCGCCATCGGTAACAACTTTAAGGCTACCGCTAGCTGCAGCGTTGTCGGTGGTCTTAAGGATTCCGACGTAGGTGGTTTTGATTTGAGTACCTGATAGTGACGTTCCCATCTTGTTCTTTTTGTCTACACAAATATACTCAAAATGAAGAGACACAGACCTGAGCGCAAAATGCGGGAGTTCTCCTACCTCCACGAGAAGTACGTGAACAAGAACTACCTCAAGTATCTAAAGCTCGCAGAGACAGACATGCTGCAGCATTACGACGTTAGGCCAGTAGAGATGCAGGTGATGTTGTTTGGTTACGACTACGAGTTCTTTACCGCGACGCACATCGCAAAGTCATTGTTTGCATCCCCCAAGAAGTTCAGAGAGCGCACGCTACAACCCATGATGAAGAAGGGGTTAATACACGTGGTACACCGTAGGTTCAACGTGGACACAGGAAGCGAGGCCGACATGTACTTCACAGAGGAAGCTAAGGCGAACTACAAGCACAGGTATGGTCTTACGCCCAAGGCAAGACACCTCGTGCAGAGGTTCTATCGCAAGCTAGAGGGCGAAGAGGCGATTAAGATTTCCCGTGAGTGACGGTCTTGAATGACGCCTTCTCTACAGCTCCGGGGTGAGGCTTGTAGTCTCCCTTCATCAGAAAGTACCTACCTCCCTCTTCCATCCAGTGGTAGCCCTTGGGAGGGTCTACCGTAACCTTCTTGCTCAAGACCTGAAGACCACCCTTCTTGTATTTCTTTACAGTGTTCATGCGTTGTCTGCCTTAAGCTGAGCGAAGTAAGCATGCTCGGTAGGGAAGCTTTCTTGGGGATAGGCCGCAAGAAAGATGTCACAGTACTCGTAGATTTCTTCCGAGCTAAATGAGGTTTGTTCTGGCCACTGGTCTTCCATCAGTATGTCTTTGTTGCGGTTTGAGCAATGTCCACGTATCCATCTCTAGACAGAGTGAAGTCTATTCTGATTGTGTGACCCGCCGCTCCGTTGACCAAGGTTTGTACATTTTGTCCAGTAAGCAAGATGTAATAACCATCACCCGATTGACCCAGCGGCGTGTTGTAGGCAGTGTCTGCTGGAGTTGCTGTATCGCTCGTAGTCTCGTTGGTCCAAGTGATGTTCTTTAGAGTGTAGTCGCCAATCGTTCCGCTCCAGTCGTTGGCGAAATCAATTATTGTAGAGACGGTCGTACCCCTAAGCGTACCCGATAAGGCGCTCTCTGGAGTGGTAAACACTCCTACGGTTGTCACCGTCCACTCTGTAATCCGAGAAGGAAGTTGTCGAATACGAGCTTGTGACCTTCTGCGGGCCGATGAATTTGCTAGTCTTCTCATGTTGTTTCAGTCGGGGTTGGTGGCGGAAGAGGGAAGCTAGGCAGAGGGGCGTAGTCTTGGTCGTA